TGGCAGAAATGCAGGCGCTGCTCAGCGCCCTTCTTGGCATGCGCTTTGGCGGGGTGCGGTCCATCACCTATGACGGACGGCAGATCACCTATGGCTCGGACGCCGAGCTTGCCACGGCGATCTTCGACCTCGAGCGGCGGATTGCAGCTTCCGATCCGGCATTGGCGCGCCCCCGGGTGTTCCGGACCTATGCCAGCAAGGACTTGTGACATGACCACGACCAGTTGGCGGGCGCGCGTCGGCGCCTGGGTCGGCGGCTTTGGCTTGCCTGGCGGGTTTGATGCCACCTCGGGCCAGCGCCGCCTCAAAGGCTTCACCACCTCGCGCGCCCATGTCAACGCGCTGATCGGCGCATCCGGGCCGGAGATGAACGCCCGCGCCCGCTGGCTGGTGCGCAACAACGGCTATGCCAACAACGCGATTGAAAGCTGGGCCGCCAACACGGTCGGCACCGGCATCAGCCCGACCTCCAAGATTGCCCAATCCGCACGCAAGGACGCCTTGCAGCGGCTGTGGCTGGCATGGACCGACGATGCCGACGCCGAGGGGTTGACCGACTTCTACGGCCTGCAGCGCCGCGCCGCGCGTGAGGTCTTCATGACCGGCGAGGTGTTTCTGCGCTTTCGGCCGCGCCGCGTGGAGGATGGGCTGGTGGTGCCGTTGCAGGTGCAGATGCTGCCGTCAGAGATGCTGCCGCTCAACCACAACGCGGTGGACCGGAACGGCAATGTGATCCGCCAGGGTATCGAGTTCAACTTGATCAGGCAGCGGGTGGCATATCACTTCCTGCGCCGCCATCCCGGCGACAGCACCGAACCGGGCATGTCCGGCGAGACCGTGCGGGTTCCTGCCTCGGAAGTGATGCATGTGATCGACCCGCCCGAGGCCGGGCAGTTGCGCGGCGTGTCGCGCTTTGCGCCCGCCATCGTGAAGCTGTTCCTGCTCGACCAATACGACGATGCCGAGTTGGACCGCAAAAAGGTCGCGGCGATGTATGCGATGTTCGTGACTTCGCCCGCGCCGGAGATCCCGGTCAAGCGTTCGGAGGATGAATACGATATTGCGCCCGGCCAGATATTGCGACTCGATCCCGGTGAGGAAGTGACCGTGGGTCAGCCTGCCGACAGCGGCGGGTCATATGAGCCGTTCCAGTATCGCACCCTGCTGCAAATCTCGGCCGCCCTTGGCATTCCCTACGGGTATCTCAGCAACGACGGCGCGAAGGGCAACTTCTCGAACTCGCGCCTGTCGCTGATCGAATTCCGCCGCCGCGTCGCGGCCTGGCAGCATTCGGTGATGGTGTTCCAGATGTGCCGCCCCATCTGGGCGCGGTTCATGGACACCGCCGTGCTGGCGGGCGCGCTGCGGCTGCCGGGCTATGATCGAAAGCGCGGTGAATATCTGGCCGCTGACTGGCTGCCGACCAAGTGGGATTGGGTCGATCCGCTGAAGGACGCCAATGCCGAGATTGCCCAGATCGAAGCGGGCCTGAAATCGCGCACCCAGGCCATTTCTGAGCGCGGCTACGACGCCGAACAGGTGGACCGCGAGATTGCCACTGAACGGATGCGCGAGCGCAGGCTCGGCCTCGATTTCCGCCGCCCGGGATCGCCCGCGCAAGCACCGGGTGCGGTTGATCCGAATGGGGCCGATCAGAACGACCTTGGCGCTAATCCACAGGACCAGAACCAGGACCCGACCCAAGACACGGCCCCGCAGGAGGGATCATGATCCGATCAGGTGCACGCCAGCCATCTGCGCCGCCTTGCGGTCAAAGGTCACCAGAAAATGCGCCCCCGCCCGGCGCGCGGCCGCAGCAATCATCAGGTCGGCAAAGCCAAAGCCTTCGTCGCGGTAGCGATAGAGGGCGGAGCCGACATCGTCGGCGGCCTCGACCTCGAGCTCAACGGCCGCAAGCAAGCCTTCAATCGCCGCAGCCACCTGGCCGCGACCGTGGCCATAGGCCCGTTCCAGCACCCAGACCAGTTCGATCATCACCTCACGGCAGACAAACCCGGGCGCATCGACGGTCAGCCCTGTCATCACCTCAGAGGCGGCAAGCGCCTGTGCCGCGTCATCCTGCGTCAGAAACCGGACCAGAACATTGGTATCAAGGGCGATCATTCGGCGGGCCTGGCGCTGTCCGTGGCTCCGGCGGCAATCGCTGCCTCCATCGCGTCGAGGCTGACCGGCTTGCGGCCAGGCTGTGCCAACAGCCCCGCAAGACCCGCAACCGGCCGTGCCTTCAAAAGCCGAACCTCACCATCCAGAATGATGTAGCGCACCCGATCCCCCGACCCGACGCCAAGTGCTGCGCGGACATCCTTGGGAAGGGTGGTCTGGCCTTTCACGGTGATCGTGGATTCCTGCATGACTGGATTCCTTACTTTTTTGATGTTCGCCTTACTATAGGGGCGACCCGCCTTCTTCGCAAGATCGACGCTTGCCGCAATGATAAAAGGACTGACGCCCATGTTCCATGCCCAGATTGCCGCGCGGGCGTTCAACACGCCGCTGCTGGTCGAGCCGTCCAAGGCGATGGCTTTCCTCGCCGGGCTGGGGCCGCGCATCACCGGGCGGCAGCTGCGGCTGGCGGGGCTGGAGGTCGCGCCTGAAGACCTGGCGCAAGCGACTCTGCCCGCCCGTGCCGGGATCCTGACGACTGGTCTGGCCGAGCAATATCAGTCAGGTGGCCAGGCACCGTTCACCATGGTCGATGGTGTGGCCGTGATCGAAGTGTCCGGCGTGCTGGTGCATCGCGGGGCGTGGATCGGGCAATCCTCTGGGCAGACGTCCTATGAAGGGATCGCGGCGCAACTTGCCGCCGCCGTTGCCGACCCCGCCGTGCGTGGCATCGCGCTGGAGATCGACAGTTTTGGTGGCGAGGTCGCAGGCGTGTTCGATCTCGCCGATGCGATCCGCGCGGCGCGGGCGCAAAAGCCGGTGCAGGCGTTCGTCGCCGAACATGCCTTCTCGGCGGGTTACGCGCTGGCATCGCAAGCCACCTCGATCATCCTGCCGCGCACCGGGGCGGTCGGCAGCATCGGTGTCGTGGTGATGCATGCCGATCTGAGTGGCCAACTTTCCGACGATGGCGTGACCGTCACGCTGATCCATTCCGGCGCGCACAAGGTTGACGGCAATCCCTACGCGCCGCTGCCAGATCCGGTGCGTGCCCGCATTCAGACGGAAGTCGACAGCATCCGCACATTGTTTGCCCAGACCGTCGCCGCCGGTCGTGGTCGCCGCCTGTCGGCGGAGGCTGCCTTGGCGACCGAAGCCGAATGTTACCGCGGCGCAGAGGCGGTGGCGGCGGGCCTGGCGGATGAAGTGTCCGACCCGGCATCTGCCTTCGCGGCCTTCGCCGCAGCCCTGAACGGGCGCGGCACAATCCGAAGCGCTGGGCCCGGACGCCCAGTGCAATCCCACCAGTCCAAGGAGTCGATCATGAAACCCAACGCATCCACCGCGACCGAAGCGCCCGCTACCGATCAAACCGAGGATCAGGTCGTGCCAGCGCCTGTCGAGCCGTCTCCCGCCCCGGCGGCTCCGCCCGCGCCTGTCCCGATCGAAGCCGCAACTGCTGTCGCCCTCGCCCGTGCCGAGGCGGCGGAACTGGCCAGCATCGGCGCGCAGGCGGCGCGTCTTGGCCTTGCCATCGACGTGGCCGAAGCCGTGCAGAAGGGCCTGCGGCCTGACGCCCTGCGCGCCTCCATCCTGAACCAGTTGGCCGCGCGCGGTGATGCCAGCGCCGTGGCCGTGGTGCCGCCGCCGAAATCGGCCGCGCTGGAAAGCCCGCTGCTGGCCGCCGTCAAGCGCGCCACCAGCGCGGGCAAAGCCGCCTGAACGCCCCCATCAGAAAGGATCTGAACAATGGCACCCTTGACCCAGTCGCCCACCATGAGCGACGTTCTGAAATATTCGGAGAACCCGAATTACACCAACGAGTCCGTGACGCTGCTGACCGGCACCAGCTACAAGGTCGGCTCCGTCCTCGGGAAGATCACCGCCAGCGGCAAGTACAAGCTGGCCGCCGTCGGCGCGGTCGATGGCTCGGCCGTCGCGGTGGCGGTGCTGCTGACGGCCACCGATGCCACGGCGGGCGATGCGACCGGCGTCATTCTGGCGCGCGGCCCGGCCATCGTCTCGAAAGCGGCGCTGGTGTTTGACGCCACCGTCAACGACGCGCCCAAGACCGCCACCAAGCACGCCGAGCTGACCGCGGCCCTCATCGTGCCGCGCACCAGCGCCTGATCTCACCCCCAAATCCCGGAGAAAACCATGAACGCCATCATTCGCAACCCGTTCGATGCGGGCGGCTATTCGCTTGCCGAGATGACCCAAGCCATCAACATCCTGCCCAACCTCTACACTCGCTTGGGCGAGATCGGCCTGTTCCGCTTCGAAGGCATCACCCAACGCTCGGTCATCATCGAGCAATTCGAGGGCGCGCTGAACGTGCTGCCCTCGGTGCCGTTGGGCGCGCCCGCCACGGTCGCCAGCCGCGAGGGCCGCGCGATGCGGTCGTTCGGCCTGCCGTGGATCCCGCATGACGATGTGATCCTCGCCTCCGACATTCAGGGCGTGCCTGCCTTCGGCGGCAACGAGAACGACCAGCTCGCCACCGTGATGCTGCGCAAGCTGACCCTGATGCGCCGCAAGCACGCGCAGACCCGCGAATACATGGAGATGAACGCCCTCCGCGGCATCGTGAAGGATGGCGCTGGCACCACCCTCTACAACTACTTCACCGAATTCGGCCTGGGGCAAATCTCGGTCGATTTCCTCCTCGGCACCGCCACCACCAAGGTGCAGGAAAAGGTGCGCGAGGCGATCCGGGCGGTGGAGGACAACCTTCTGGGCGAGTCGATGATCAGCATTT